AGGAACCCGTATTCGTCGTTTTCGCGCGCCGACCGAAGTGGTCGCGGACCGGCACGGCCGACGGCGAAACGACCGGAATGAGGCCCACATGACCAACATGGGACGAAAGCCCCAACCGACGGCCCTGAAGGTCATCAAGGGGACCCGAAAGGACCGGATAAATCACCAGGAGCCCCGTCTCGAGGCGCGCGAGGTGGTCCCGCCGCCGCACGTCGTCGGCCCGGCGCTCGACCTGTGGAACGAGTACGCCCCCGAGTTGATCCGTGTCGGCATCCTGCACGCCGCCCAGGTGGGGGCGTTCGCCGAGTGGTGTGTCGAATCGGCCCGCTACGTCCACGCCCGGGCGATGATCGCCGCGACCGGCGGCGAGGTGGTCGTCGAACCGGTGCTGAATCGGAACCGCGAGCCGGTCGGGACACGCCAGGTGAGGTCGGAATGGTCGCGGGTGGCGGACGCTGCCCTATCGGCGTCGTTGCGGTTGGCCGTACAGTTCGGGCTGACGCCGTCGTCTCTATCGCAACTAAGGGCGCCCGATGTCAAGCCGTCCGTCCCGCGGGGCGAGGACATTCTCACAGGTTGAACGCGAAACGACCCGCCCCGTAGGGCGGGCCGTGGTGGTCCTAGCGTCCCCGGCCGAACCGGGAGCCGCCGACGGGGTAGTTGGTGTCGAGGTACTGCTCGACCTCGACGCTGGTGGCGAAGGGGCCGTGCGAGTTGTGCGGGGTGATGATGGCGAACCAGCCGCTGCGCTTGTGGGTGATTCGGGCGATTCCGTGGGTGTAGGTCGTTGTCATAACCCCACTATCGCACACTGTGCGATGGGTTGCAACCCTTGAGATGAAGAAATCTGCCCACACCCAGGCCGAACTTGACGCCCGCTGGCGGCCGCGCGCGCGGTCGGGTCCGGTGTGCGGCCACACGTTCCGTGGTGTGACGTGCGAACGGCGGGGCGCGCACCATTGCATCCCGCGGGCCGACCGGGTGGTCGCCTTCTTTGCGGAGGTTCTGGTCCACACGAAGGGGCGGTTCGCCCGCCAGGCGTTCGTGTTGGACGGATGGCAGGAGTTCGGGATCGTGCGGCCCCTGTTCGGCGAGGTGGTGTGGTCGCCCGAGTGGGGGTGCTATGTGCGCCGCTACCGGGTGGCCTACATCTGTGTCGCCCGCAAGAACGGGAAGTCGGAACTGGCGGCCGGGATCGTGCTCTACCTCCTCGTGGCGGACGACGAGGAGGCGGCCGAGGTGTATGGGGCGGCGAAGGACACAAAGCAGGCGGGCAAGGTGGGGGAGGTGGTGGTCCGCATGATGCAACTCTCGCCCGTGTTGTCGGCCCGCCTGCGGTACAACAAGAACAATCGGCGGGTGTACGACATGCGGACGGCGTCGTACTACGAGGTGATCCCGTCGGATGCCGAGGGGGAGTTGGGTGCGAACCCGCACGGGGCGGTCATCGACGAGGTGCTTTCCCAGCCGGACGGGTCGCTGTGGGATGCGTTGCGGACGGCGACGGGGACACGGACCCAGCCGCTGATGTTGCTGGTGTCGACGGAGACGAACGAGCCGGAGTCGTTCGGGGCGTCGACGATTGACGAGGCGGAGCGGATCATGGACGACCCGGCCCGACAGCCGGAGGCGTTCTCGTTCGTGCGGAAGTTGGCGGCGGACGCCGACCCGTGGGATGAGTCGGGGTGGGGGTGGCCGAACCCGGCGCTCGGGTCGTTCCTGTCGATAGCCGCCCTGCGGATGGAGGCGTTGGAGGCGCGGAACGAACCGGCGAAGGAGAACGCGTTCCGCCAGTTCCGGTTGAACCAGCGTCAACAGCAACTCAGCCGCTGGATGCCGATGGAGGTGTATGACGGGTGTGGTGGGATGGCGGTCGACGATGCGGCGCTGGCGGGGATGCCATGCCATGCGGGCCTCGACCTTTCGGCCGTCTCGGACCTGACGGCGTGGGCGCTCTGGTTTCCCGGCGACCCCGCCCAGGTGTTGTGGCGGTTCTGGGTGCCCGAGGCGCAGGTGCGCCACCTGGACGGGCGGACGTCGGGCCGGTTCGGGCGGTGGGTCCGCGAGGGGTTCGTGACGGCGACCCCGGGGGATGTCGTCGACTATGACGCCGTGCATCGTAGAATCGCCGCGGATGCCGAACGGTTCGACGTGCGGACCATAGGGTTCGACCGGTGGAACGCCCAGGCGACGTCGAACTGGCTCGAGGAGATGGGGTTGCCCCGCCGGATTGTGCCGCAGACGTATGCGGGGACGTCGGGGCCGTTGAAGGAACTGATGCGCCTTACGGTTGACGGCGGGTGGAATCATGGGGGGAACCCGGTGGCCCGCTGGTGTTTCGACGCGGTCGAGGTGAAACGTGACGACAGGGACAACATCCGGACCCGGAAGCCGAACCGGGCACGCGACTGGCATCGGATCGACGCGGTGGACGCGGTGGTGATGGCCCTCGAGGGGGCCATGTCCTACGTCGCCGAGGTGGAACCGCCGAAGCGGTCGCGGGTTCCGGTGTCGTTGTGACCGGCCCGGACGAGTGGCTGGTCGAACTCGAGAAGCGCCTGGACGCCCGCCGTCCCCGTGTCGCCCTCTACGAGTCCTATTACGCGGGGGAGCATCGCCTGTCGTTCGTGTCGTCCCGGTGGCGGGAGACGTTCGGCCGCCTATTCTCGGCGTTCGCCGATAACTGGTGTGCCCTCGTGGTCGACGCGTCCGTCGAACGGTTGGGGGTCGAGGGGTTCCGGTTCGGGGATGTGCCCGACGCCGACGTCGACGCGTGGGCCATCTGGCAGGCGAACGACATGGACGCGCAGTCCATGCTCGCCCACACCGAGGCCGTCAAGTGTGGCGAGTCTTATGCGTTGGTCGCCCCCGGCGCGGACGGGGAACCGCCGACCATCACGGTCGAGCATCCGTCCCAGTGCATTGTCGCCGTGTCGCCCGGGATGCGCCGCCAACGGTTGGCCGCCCTCAAGAAGTGGGTGGACGACGACGGCTACCAGTATGCGAACGTCTACCTCCCCGACGTCGTCGCCCACTACCGGGCCGAGGCGAAGAAGACGGGGGGCGGCACCGACAAGGCGGACTGGTCGCCGTATGCGGACGGCCGTGACCATCCGGCGCTCGAGGTCCACGACCTGGCCGCCGTGCCGATGGTCGCGTTCTCGAACGAGCCGGGGATGATGACCGGCGGCACATCCGACCTGGCCCCCGTCATCCAGCCACAGGACGCGGTCAACAAACTCATTGCCGACATGCTCGTTGCGTCCGAGTTCGCGGCGTTCCCGCAACGATGGGCGACCGGGATCGACATCGACCCCGACGACGAGGACGCGGTCGCGAAGCGGCGCGCGTGGATGTCGTCCGCCGCGAACGTGTGGACGGTCGGCGACCCCGCCTCCCAGTTCGGCCAGTTCGCCGCCGCCGATCTCGGGAACTACACGAAGGCGATTGAGATGATCATCCAGCACATCGCCGCCCTGACACGGACGCCACCCCACTACCTGCTCGGCCAGTCGGGGGCGTTCCCGTCCGGCGAATCGTTGAAGGCGACCGAGACCGGGTTGGTCGCGAAGGTGCGGCGGAAGCAACTCACGTTCGGGGACGCATGGGAACAGGTGATGCGTCTCGCTATGACGTTGGGTGGCACCCCACCGGCCGATGGCGCGCAGGCGGAGACGTTGTGGCGGGACCCCGAATCACGGACGACCGGCGAACAGACCGACGCCGCCGTCAAGGAACTCGCCCTCGGCATCCCCGAGGAGGAGGTGTGGCGTCGCCGCCTCGGGATGTCACCCCAGGAGATCGCCCGCATCAAGGCGGTCAAGGCGGCCACCGAACCCGAACCCGAACCCGAACCCACACCGCCCCCGACACCCCCCACAGAATCGGCCGAGACGCCCCCAGGATCGCCGCAGACGCCCCCATTGCCACCGCCCGCTACCGTTACGCCCTAATGTGATGTCACGGCTACCACCGGAACGGTGGCACCCGACCCGAAACGGGGACGCATGAGCGACACGACCACCGACGAACCGCAGGCGACCGACGAAACGTCGCCGCCCGCCCCGACACCACCGGCCGAACCGGAGGCGGACCCCGCCGCCGAACTCGCCAAGTGGAAGGCGATGGCCCGCGAACAGGAAAAGCGGGCCAAGGCGAACGCCGCCGCCGCCGCGAAACTGGCCGCCCTCGAGGAGGCCGACAAGACCGACCACGAGAAACTACTCGCCCGGGCCGAGGCCGCCGAAAAGGCTGCCGCCGACGCCACCCGGGACGCCCTCCGGGCACGGGTAGCACTCGCCAAGAACCTGCCGCCCAAGTTGGCGGCACGGTTGCACGGTGAAACGGAGGCCGAAATGGTCGCCGACGCCGACGAACTGCTCGCCGAGTTGGGTGACGCCGCCAAGCGGACGCCCGCCAACTTCGACGGCGGTCCACGGCGCACACCCGAAACGGGGAAGGGCATGAACGACCTCATCCGCCAGGCGGCAGGTCGGCAGTAGCACCGCGGCACGGCCCCGGCACGGGTACGACCGCCCCATAGTCACGACCCCAGGAGGTCACCGTGCCGTATAGCAACATCGTTAGCCGCACCGATGCGGCCGCGCTCATCCCGGAGCAGGTGTCCATGGAGATCATGGCGAACCTGCAGTCGGAATCGGCGGCCCTGTCCCTGTTCAAGCGCATCCCGATTAGCACGAACCAGACCCGGATGCCCGTGTTGGCCGCGTTGCCGACCGCCTACTTCGTGAACGGCGACACCGGCCTCAAGCAGACGACCGAGGCGAACTGGTCCAACAAGTTCCTGAACGTCGAGGAACTCGCCTGCATCGTCCCCATCCCCGAGGCCGTGTTGGACGACATCGGCGGATCGTTCGACGTGTGGGGGTCGATCCGCCCCCTCATCGAGCAGGCAATCGGCCGGGCACTCGACGCCGCCGTCCTGTTCGGCGTCAACAAGCCCGCATCGTGGCCCACCGACATCGTCGCCGGGGCCGCCGCGGTCACCCCCGCGAACACCCAGGCGCGCGGCGCGTCCGCGGCCGCCATCGGCGGTGTCGCCCAGGACCTCAACCTCCTCTTCGGGAAGATCGAGGCGGACGGGTTCACCCCCAACGGGGTCATCGGCCGGACGTCGTTCAAGCAGATCATCCGCGGGGCACGTGACACGACCGGCCAGGCGCTCGCCGACCTGTCCGCCGGGACCCTATGGGGCGAGCCGCTCCGGTTCGTCGCCCCCGGCATCTGGCCCGCCGCGGGCACCGGTGCCGCCGAGGCCATCGTCGGCGACTTCGACCAGGCCATCCTCGGGGTTCGCCAGGACATCACCTTCAAGGTCCTCGACCAGGCGGTCATCCAGGACAACACGGGCGTCATCCAGTTCAACCTCGCCCAGCAGGACATGGTCGCCCTCCGGGTTGTCGCCCGGTTCGCCTACCAGATCGCCAACACCCTCAACTACGAGAACAGCGGCGCCGAATCCGTCCGGTATCCGTTCGGCGTTCTCACCCAGCCGTAACCCGTCCCGCCCCCCGGTCCACCACCCCCGGGCCGGGGGGCACCCGACCACAAGGAGCCATCATGTCCGCACGCAAGGAAGCCGCCGCCGACAAGATCGACGGCGACGTCCAGGAACAGGTCGACGAGGAGCAAGCCAAGGGGTATCTCGGCGACAAGGTCGACCCCGAACCCGACGAGTCCTATACGGCGAACGCCCAGGGCGCCGTCAACGAAGCCAAGAAGAAGGAGTCCTAACCGATGCCCGATACCTCCCCCTACGTCGTCACCCTCCGGGCACAGAACCCCGGTGCGGCGGCGGCGGCCGACAAGGAGACCAAGATGGGCGAGTGTCCCTTTGCGGGGACCGTCACCCGTTGCGCGGTCGTCCAGGACACCACCCTCACCGGCGCCAACACCGAATCCCGGACCCTCCAGTTGTTCAACCGTGGAACGGCGGGCGCGGGGACCACGAAGGTCGCCGAGACGGCGTTCGTGTCCGGTGTGAACGCCGCCGCCGACGACGCCGTCGACCTGACGATCATCACCGCCGCATCGGCGAACGTGGTGGCCGCCGGGGATGTCCTCGAGTTCAAGTCGCTCCACGTCGGCGCGACCGGGCTCGCTGACGCGGGCGGCCAGGTGATCGTGGAGATCACCCGGGCCTAGCGTGGACGAGACGACGGCACGGAACAACCTTGCTGCGATGGTCGGGATGGGTGACATCCCGACCATCAGCGGCGACGAGTTCGAGTTGCTCGTCGACTACGCGCGCGTCCGCGACCCCTACGGGGTCCACCCCGCGGACACCGGATGGACGCCCACCTGGAACCTCAACCGGGCGGCGGCCCGCGGGTGGAAGTGGAAGGCCGGAAAGTTGGCGTCCCAGTACGCCGTCTCGGGTGGCGGGTCGTCGATGTCGCGGGGCGACTGGTTCGACCATTGCCTGCGCATGGCCGACCAGTACAAGTCGGGTGCGTTGGGGACGATCTGGGTGGCGCCGGGCGGGGTCGGCGACTACTACACCGACGTGATCGGCAACCTCAATGTCGGCTGAGGACGACCGGGCCGCCGCCTACCGGGTCCAGCAACAGCGGCGCCTCGCCTACAAGATCGCCCAGGAGGCCGCCCTGCGGCCGTCTACGGTCGCCACACGGGCGGTCGCCGACGGGTGGCGGGCATGGCTCGAGTTCGACGTGAACGGCGTCCCCCGTGTCGGCGTCGCCGTCCTACCCGACGACCCCGCCGAGGAGGTCGGATGCTTGCCGTAGCGGTCGCCGACCGGCGAATCCTCCGCGGGGTCGCGACCACCCTCGACTACCAGTTCGTCGACGCCGACGGGACGAACGCCGCCCCATCCGGGACCGTCACCGTGGGCGTCACCAAGGCCGACGGGACGGCCGTGGTCAACCCGGGAACGGCGACGTCGGGATCAGGCACGGCGCCCCGCACCGTCGCCCTAGCGGCCGTCAACACCCTCGAACTGTTGACCGCCACGTGGACCGACGGCGGTGATGCGTCCACCCATGTCGAGCACATCGAGGTAGTCGGCGGCTACTACTTCTCGGTGGCCGACGCGCGCGCGGCGGAACCGTCCCTCGCCGACACCGCCGCCTACGACACCGCCCTCGTCGTCGCCACCCGCCGCGAAACCGAGGACGAATGTGAGCGCATCTGCGCGCGGGCGTTCGTCCCCCGCTACTGCCGTGACATCCTCGACGGGTCCGGCCACTCGCTCCTCCGGACCACCCACCCCGACCTCCGCGCGTTGCGGACCGTCACCATCGACGGGACCCCCGTCAACGGGACCAACTTCGACGGCCTCCTGTTGGCCGACATCCGCGTCGACCCGTCCGGAGCGTTGCGCCTCCCCGACATGGTGTGGCCCGGCGGGATCGCCAACGTCACCGTCGAATACGACTACGGCTGGGACCGGCCCCCCACCGACCTCATCCGGGCGTCCATAGTCCGCCTGCGGTCCCGCCTGAACATGCCCCGGACCGGCATCCCCGACCGTGCGGAACGCATCGTGCTCACCGAGGGGGCGACGTTCACCCTGTCCATGCCCGGCGAGTTCCAGACCGGCATCCCCGACGTCGACGCCATTTACTGGCGCTACTCGAACCGCCAGCGGGGCGTCCCGAATCACCCGCTGACCCTCCCGTCATGACCGTCGACACGATCACCGCCCCCCTCCTGGCGGGGTCCGCCATCCCCGCCGTCAAGGCCCGGGTCGTGGAACTACTTCTCGAGGCCGAATGGCCCGCCCTGCGGACCCCCTACTCGACCGGCCTGCCCCGCCCGTCCATCGAATACAGCGCCGACCCGACCCAAACCCGGGACCGGGTCATCATCGGCGACACATCCGGCGAACCGGGCGACCAGACCTGGTTCACGTTCCTCCCGTCCCGCCTCGAGGCGTTCGAGTTGCAGGCCGCCATCGTGTCCGAGGCGCCCGGCCTGTCGGCCGCCGACTCGACGGAGCGGGCGTTCGCCATGTTCACCGTGTTCGCACGAACCCTCATGAACGCCGTCCGGCCCGTCGACCGGGACGGCGAAACGACCACCGACTTCGGGATCGACCTCGTCTCGATAGCGTGCCGCCAGCCGACCCACACGGACGTCCGGACCGCCGAGGGTTACACGTGTGTCATCGACACCGGGATCGCCGTCCAGGCGTGGGTGGCGCCATGACCGCGCGCGGAACGGCACCCCGAGGCCAAGGCCCTAACCCCATGGGGGCAGGGGAGGCGAGGGGTGCCGTCCCTTCGTGGGGCCGGGGTCCTTGGCTCGTCAGCCGGTGCCCTATCCTGTCGGTCCCTCGCAAGCCGCTCTTCACCCCGCAGGGTTCGGGCCAGGCGCCTTGCTTGAACCCCACTATGACACACCTTCCCACGGGGCGCAAGGGTAAATCCGAGAAATCTTCCGGGGGGGCCCCATGACCGTCACCGCCGTCTACCCCGCCAAGTTGGCCGTCGGGTCCCTCTACCTCGCCTCCGCGAACGAAATCGACCTCGGGACCGACGTCGACGCCGTCGACGTGACCACGTTCGGGACCGTCCCCTTCAAGGCGTACACCCAGGGCCTCGTCACCGTCGTCATCACCGCCAACGGGTTCCACGACTACTCGACCCTCCAGCCCGACTCGTCCTCCGAACGGACCCGCGGCCTCGTCGGGTCCATCCAGCCCGTTTCCCTGTCCCCCCTCGGCGCCATCGACGGCTCGGTCGCCCAGTTGACCGTCGGCCTCATCCAGACCACCGCCCGCATCAGCGGGAAGATCGGCGACGCCCCCGGCCTCGGCCTCGTCATGCAGCCCCGTGGTGTGCCGCTACTCGAGGGGTTCGTCACCGACTCGGGGACCGTCGACCGGACCGCCACCTACACCGGCGCCATCGCCCAACTCGGCGCCCTGTCGGCAACCCAAAAGGTCTACGCGAACGTCCACGTCCTCGACACCACCGGCAGCGGCGGGACCCCGTCGATCACCGCCCGCATCGAGTCGGATAACGGCGTCGGGTTCGGGACCCCCGCTACCGTCGTGACCGGGTCGGCGTTGACGCCCACCGTGGGGACCGGCGCATCCCAGCACCTATCGGCGGCCGGGCCGATCACCGACGACTACTTCCGGTTGCAGTTCACCATCTCGGGGACCACCCCCCACCTCAAGATCTTCGCGACCATAGGGGTCGGGAAACTCACCGCATAGGAGCCGTCCATGTCCATCGCCGCACTCATCGGGTGCTACGTCTTCGTCGGCACCGGGACCACCGGCGGCACCGCCCCCGGTGGCGCCGCGGCCCCGACCGGCTGCACGATCAACGGCACCACCGCCGACGTCTCCGCGTGGGCGTTCGAGGTCAACACCGAGGATGAAGTAGACGTCCAGGAGTCCACGACGTTCGGGTCCGGCGGCTACAAGATGTTCGTCCAGGGCCTCAAGTCGGCGACCGTCGAGGTCGGCTTCTTCCAGGACTATGCGGGCTCGTCGATCAACGTCTTCCTCGGCCACAACGGCACCATCGGCAAGCCGGGCGACGCGACCCTCGGCCAGTTCTTCATCGAGGTCCGCGGGTCATCGTCGGCACGGTCCGCGACCAACCCCGGCTTCATCGCCAAGGTCGTCCACCAGGGGTGCAAGGCCTACCAGGCGAAGGTCGGCGACATCCCCCTCATCGGCGTCAAGATGCAGGTGACCGGCGGCTATGCGGAACTGATCGCATAGGGTCGCCGTCGTGGCCCGATCCTCGAACCGGGTCGAAATCCCCGGCCTCGACCAACTACGCGCCGACCTCAAGGGGATGCCCCGCGACATCAAGCGGATACTCCCCGAGGAGTTCAAGCGGGTAGCCGACCAGGTCGTCGACGACGCCCGCCAGCGGGTTCCTGTCGTCACGGGACGCGCGGCGGCGGGGATCGTCGCCAAGGGGTATGCGACCGGCCCGGCCATCGTCGAGAAACGGGACCCCCCCTACCTCCGAGTCCTAGACTTCGGGTCCGGGACGGCGGTGTCGGGGAACCCCCGCTCGGTCGGCCCGTGGCACGGGTCGGGCGTCGGCCCGAAGGGTGGCCGGTTCGTCTATCCCGCATTGAAACGGAACGGCGCCGAGATTCGCCGGGCCGCCGAGCAGGCCGTCGAACGGGCGGCGGAAAGGGCAGGCTTCAAGTGACCGGGAAACCAGCGGTTCCGGACACCTTCAAGGTTGACATCAACGGGACGGTCCACGACCTCACCCCCGCCATGGGCGACCTCGTCCGGTGGGAGCGCCGGTTCGGCCCCCTCGTGACGACCGCCGACGGCGGACACAACCTCGACACCACCGAGAAGATCGCCTACCTCGTCTGGCTGATGGCCGTCCGCGCGCGTGCCATCGAGCCCGACGTCGACTTCGAGGCGTTCCTCGACGCGTTGGGCGACGTGGAGCCGATCACCCGCCCAAAAGTGACATCGAAGACCGCATCGCCGAGGTCGTCGCCGCGACGGGGGCTGACTGGCGTGGCCTAGTCGTAATGCCCCTGTCGATGTTCGCGGCGGTCGCCGCCGCGCTAACCCCACCCGCCGCACCGGCGGACCCGACCCCCGAGGAGGTGAACGATGGCGGGTAGCAGCACCAAGGACCTGATCATCAAGTTTCTAGCGGACACCCGCGCCCTCGAGGATGGGGTCAAGAAGGCGGACGGGGCGATGGGGAAACTGACCACCGCCGCCAAGGTGGTCGGCGGGGCGTTCGTCGCCACCAAGGTCGTCTCGTTCCTCGGGGACGCCACCAAGGCCGCCGAGGAGGATGCGGCATCCCAACGGGTGCTCGCCCTCGAGATCAAGAACACGACCGACGCGACCGACGACCAGATCGCCGGGGTCGAGACGTTCATCGACCACCTCGCCCGCGCGTCCGGGGTCGCCGACGATTCACTGCGTCCCGCCTACGCCGCGTTGGTCCGGTCGACCGGCGACATCGGGACCGCCCAGGAACAACTGGGCGCCGCGATGGACATCGCCGCCGGGCGTGGCGTCGACCTCGAATCGGTCACGAAGGCCCTCGAGAAGGCGAACAACGGGAACGTCACCGCCCTCGGCAAGTTGGGGGTCGCGACCAAGGACGCCGCCGGGAACACCCTGTCGCTCGAGCAGATCATGGCGAACGCGGCCACCACCTACGCGGGCGCGGCCGAGGCGGCGGTCACCCCGTCGCAACGGTGGAAGGTCGCCACCGACGAACTCAAGGAGTCCATCGGCGCCCGGCTACTCCCGGTCATGGGGAAGATCGCCGAGGTGGGGTCGTCGATCCTCGCCTGGTTCAGCAACCTGTCCCCGAATATGCAACTCGCTATTGAGATCGCCGGGGCGCTCGTCGTCGGCCTCGTCGCGCTCACCGCCGTCGCCGGTGTGCTCGCCCCCGCCATCGGCCTGGTCGTCGCCGCCGTCGGCCTCCTGATCTCCCCCGTCGGCCTTGTCATCATCGGCATCGCCGCGCTAGCCGCCGGGCTGATCTACGCCTACACCCACTTCGAGACGTTCCGGAACATCGTCGACGGGGTCATCGACACCGTCTCCGCGATCATCACCGGCTTCATCGACGGATCAAAGAAGGCGTGGCACGACTGGGGGGACACCATCATGAAGGTCTTCGAATCGGTCGCCTCGGTCGTAAAGATCCAGATCGGCATCGTGCGCGGGATCATCCAGCCGATCATCGACCTACTCCACGGCGACTGGGGTAAGGCGTGGGACGACTTCAAGGCGGCCATCGCCCTCGTGTGGGAGGGGATCACCGGCCTCATCCGAACCCAGGTCGGCATCATCAAGGACCTAGCGGGCGGCGTCATCGACGTAGTCAAGGCCGCCTACAACGCCTTCCGGGACGTGTGGAACAGCATCGACATCGAGATCCCCAAGTTTCACGTCATCGGGACCAACATCGACCTGGGCGGCGGGTCGTTCGGCCTCCCCGACCTCCCCCGCCTCGACCGTGGCGGCATCGTCGAGAAGACCGGGTTGGCCGTCGTCCACGAAGGCGAAACGTACTCGGGGGTCGGGTCCGCCCGCACCCCCACCGGTGGCGCCGCGTCGATCATCATCACCGGCCCCGTCTACCTCCAGACCGACCTGTCCGAGGATGACGTCGTCCGCAAGTTCAACGCGTGGGCACGCCGCAACAACGGCGTCCGCACCCCCGGCGGCGTCACCGCCGTCTCATGAGTGTCGTCCTCGTCGACGGGATCACCGCCACATTCGAGGTGGCCTGGACGACCGCCCCGTTCGCCGTCACCCCCACCTGGGTCGACGAGACCGCCAACCTCCGCACCGTCACCGTCAACCGATCACACGACGCCCTATTCGACCATTACGGCGCCGGGACCATGACCGCCGTCCTCGACAACTCGGGGCGCCGGTACGACAGCACCTATGCGTCGTCCCCGCTAGTCGGCACCATCAAGCCGCGCCGCCGCTGCCGCTTCTCGGTCACATACAACGCCGTCACCTACCGCTGGTTTACCGGGTTCCTCGACGGCATCGACCAGACCGGCGAGTTGTCAAATCACCTCGGCCTCGCCACGTTCCGGGCGACCGACGGATTCAAGATGCTTGGCCGTGCCCGCCTCCCCACGGGTGGGGCGTCCATCGGCGACGGCGAAACCCTAAGCGCGCGGGTCGCCCGCCTCCTCGACTACCCCGACTGGCCCGCCGCCGACCGCGACATCGACCCCAACTCGCCCACCACCGTCGAAACCCAGGAGGGAGGCCAAACCGTCCTGCAATCCCTCTACGAGGTGTTGAACGGCGACCTCGGCCGCTTCTACATCGCGGGCGACGGGAAGGCCACCTACCACGGCCACGCCTGGGAACTCGCCAACAACCTGACCGCCACCGCGACCATCGGCGACGGCGGCGGCACCGAAATCCCATATGTTGACTACTCGTTCAACAACGACGACACCCTCATCTTCAACCGCTGGCTCGCGACCAACTACACCGGCTCCAACCCCAACTTCGTCCTCCACGCATCCGACATCGAGGATGCCGCCTCCATCGGCGAATACCAGGAGACCGCCAAGGACCTCGGCCTCATCGGCGTCAACAACATGAACGTCGTCCAGAACACCCTCGAATACGGCCTCGCCTTCTACAAGGACCCCAAACTACGGGTCGTCAAAGCCGCCTTCGAACGGCCCGCCAGCGGCATCGCTGCGACCGCCTACCCCGCCCTGTTGGGCGCCGAGATCGGGGCACGATGGAACTTCAAACGGCGCCCCCAGGCCGTCGGCGCCGCCATCGACCAGGACGTCATCGTCCAGGGCATGACCCGCACCCTCCAGGTCCAACCCGAACTCGGCTTCTCGTGCGAGTTCGACCTGCAACAGGCGCCCGTCGCCCCCGACGGCGGCACGTTCTGGCGGATGGGGTTCGGCAAGTGGACGACCGGCAGCCCGTCGGCGACATGGGCGTAACGGTGGCCCCCTGATGCCCGCCTACACCCCGCTCGCCTCCGTGATGCCCGTCGCGTCGATGGTGACCGGCGCGGCCGTCACCGCCGCCCTCGGCGACCAGATACGCGACAACACCGTCGCCCTCTACGAGGGGTGGTGGTACCGGGCGATCCGCACAACGTCGCAGACGATTGGCGCGTCCGCGAACACGACCATCCTCTTCGAGTCGCTCACCCAGTCGGCGACATCGCTCGCCGCCGACGGCGGGATCACGCTCGCGTCGGGTGTGGTAACGACCCGCCGCCCCGGCATCTGGCTGGTCGGCGGACACGTCGAGTTCTCGGCGATCACCGTCGGGACGGTGCTGCTGTCCTTGCAGTCGACCGATTCGCCGGGCGGCTATACGGCGCAGTTCATCAACGACACGGCGAACAACAAGTCGGGCGCGTCCGTGTCCGTCGAGACCGAGGTTACGTCGGCCGTCAACGTCTTCTCGCTGGACATCTTCAACACGTCAAGTTTCCTCACCCGGGCGTCCCAGTTGACGACCGCCCTTTGGGGCGTCTGGCTCGGGGACAACCCGTGAGTTTCGTCGACCCGCAGACGGCGCAGAACCCGACGACCGGACTGGTCGCCCCGTTCGGATGGGGCGACGCCGTCAACGGCGACCTCAACTTTCTGCGGGGTGCGAAGGCGGGATGCCACCTCACCTCGCTCGTCGGGTCCGGTGTCGGTTTCCTCCCGTGGGGCACCGAACTTTACGACGACAACGCCTGCCACAGCACCGTCTCGAACACCGAACGGATCACCGTCCCGTCCGGCTGGGCTGGCCTCTGGTTCGTCGGCTGCACCATCGCCGTCGCATCGGATGTGTTCGACATCGCCATCGCCCTCAACGGGACCACCAACCTCGTCATCACATCATCGAACGCCGCCGGGGCCACTAGTTCGATGATCGGCTGCCAGACCATCTATCCGATGGCCGTCGGCGATTACTTCGGCGTCTACCTGAACACGGCGTCGACCCGTTCGACCTCGCAGACGTCCCGCTTCTACGCCCGCTGGATGCAAGGGATCTGAATGCCCGTCGTAGCGTTCGTCGACCCCGACACCGTCCACAACCCCTCGAGCGGCGGCATCGCACCGGCCTCCTGGTTCACAACCCTCGAGGCGGACTTCCGGTCGATAACCGGCCGTGTCGGCTGCTCGCTGACCGAGTCGGGAGCGCAGGATGTCGCGACGCCGGGAACGTCCACGCTGACGCTCGGGACCGTCGAGTGGAACAACGGCATGACCACCAGCACGGCGAACACGATCAAAGTGCCAGCGTCGTACGCCGGGAAGTACATGATCTCGGCGACGTTCCGCATCGTGAACACCGGGCCGACCGCAGCGAACAGCACAATCCTTGACGTCATGCTCAACGGGACGAGCATCTATCGCGAATATGCGGCCCGGTCGGGTGCGTCCGGATCATCGCAGGGGATGGGATGTTCGTTCCCCTACCCCCTCGCGGTCAACGACCTCCTGACATTGTCGACGACGGCGTCGGCGGACATCACCGACGCCGACACCGAGGTCTCGCAGATCTTCACGACCCTCGCCGCCGTCTGGCTATCCGCATGATCGAACTTCTGCAAATCCTCCTGACCCACGCCGCCGCGATGCGGCAGGCGGCCACCACGGTCGCCGAACGTGCGGCGTGGGCGCAGTTCCACAACGTCATCAAGACGCAGATCGACGAAATGCAGCGACCGCCCCGGGTACGACCCCCCGCCCACCCCTGACACCCCGTCCGCATGACCACCCACCCCCACGGCGTAACATCCCCCCAGCACTAGGAACGGAGCACCCCCATGCCCCTCGTCGACGCAGGCCGGAACGCGATGCTCACCGGCGGCCTCGGGAACGTCATCTCCCACATCTCCCTCCACAACGGCGACCCGTCCACCACCGGCGCGAACGAGATCACCGGCGGCTCACCCGCCTACGCCCGCAAGGCCGTCACCTGGAACACGGCCGCCTCCGGCCTGCGGACCAACAACGGCGCTCTCGTGTTCGACGTCCCCGCCACCACCGTCCTCCACGTCGGCCTCTGGTCCGCCATCACCGCAGGCACCTTCTACGGCTACTTCCCCGTCGGCGGCTACGTCGTCCAAGCGGCCACCTACGTCGCGTCCACCGACGTCTTCACGTCGTTCGCCCACGGCTACAGCAACGACTTCCGCGTCCTCGTCTACGACGTCGCCACGGCGGGCGTCCCGACCGGCCTCACCGAGGGGACCGTCTACTTTGTGGTCGGCGCCACCGCCGACACCTTCCAGTTGTCCGCCACGTCGGGCGGGTCCGCCGTGAACGGCACCACCGACGGCGAGGTCATCGTCCAACGATGCCTCCCCGAGGTGTTCGCCGGACAGGGGACCTACACCATCGCCGACACCGCCCTCGTCCTCAACGCCCAGGTCGTCTAGGGAGGCCACCATGGCACTCGCACGAAACGGCAAGATCACCGTCGGGGCGGTCGCCGGGGTCGCCCTCCTCGCCGCCGCGTTCGCCGCCGTCACCATCCCCGGGGCGAACCCCGCGGCGGCCGTCCCCACCCTCGCCTTCGAGGCGACGTTCGACACCGCCTCCGACTTCTACGGCCGCTTCGACTACGGCTACTCCGGCGGCACGAACTTCCCGCGCACACCCATTCACGGCGATCATGCCGTCAACCCCGCGCCCGCCTGTGGCGGCCCCACAACCCAGCGGAACGTCGCCCTCACCGGCCCCGACTCGGGCCTCGACTTCTCCCAGTTGTTCTGGTGGTGTGCCCCGTCCGGCGACCCGTCATCCGGGCACCTCATGACCGCCCAGGACACCCCCGGCTACAACGTCGCCTGGTTCTCCCCCCAGCCGCTATTCCACGACGTCGTCAAGGTCTGCTGGGACATAAACGAGACGTGGATCTCGCACCGCAAGTGGACGCAGGTCAACTTCGTCTCGGCGGCGGACGCCGTCCGCTTCCCGGCGGGGATGCCGATCCAGGGCTCCGGGTTCTCGTCGTTCGCCCGCGGTGTCGGCGGGTTCGACCTCGGGTTCACGAACCCCGACCACCGGACCGGGTCCGGACCGTCTACGGGTGTCGACCCGGTCCATCCCATCGCCGGGTTTGCGTCGATCAACGGGTCGGCTAACTGGTTCAACGACGCAACCTGGACGTCCCTGTTCAACGGCCCCACCTACCACCAGCCCGAGACCCGCGAACAGACGACCGACAAGGCGGCACGGTTCGCCCATTGCATCGAGCAGACCGGCCCGAACCAGATCACCCTCACCAAGGCGACCCCCGACTCGGGGACCGTCGTCCGGGTCATGACCGGGCACATCCCCCCGGGTGACGTGCGGGTCGTGTTCGCGGACGACGAATACGACGGGGCGAAGGACGCCGAGGCGTACAACCCCGACAACCTCACCTGGCACTGGGACAACGTCCGCGTTTACACCGCCGCGGGTGGTCCGCCCCCGACGACAACCCTTCCCCCGACGACGACCACGACGGTCCCGCCGACCACGACCACCCTGCCCCCCACCACCACCACGACGACGACAACGCTGCCGCCCACGACAACGACGACCACCACGATCCCGCCGACGACCACCACGACCGTCCCCGACCCGTGCCCGTCGACGTTCAACGCCGAGGAGCACGCCTGGTGTCAATCGGTCGAAGCACGGCTCTAGATGGCGAGGGGCTTCGACGGTGCCGACACCGACCGGCTCACCGCCACCATCACCGGGACGGCGGCGGGGGCGTTCACACTCGGCGCGTGGGTGTACCCGACGAACGACAACGGCGGCTCCGTCATCGAGATCAGCGACGGCAGCGGGCGGGTCCACCGGCTGGCTATGTACCTCGACTTCTCGCTTCGGATGCTGGTCGAGTCGCGCCGGTCCGCCGGGAACGGCTTCATCTCCGAGGTGTGCGGCCACTTCAACTTCAGCCTCAATAACTGGTACTTCATCGTCGGGACGTTCAGCGGCGTCGACTCGCAATCGGCGGGCCACGTCTACAAGGGCGACGTATCGAACGCCGTGGCGAACATCGACGACGCGAACACCGGCGGCTCCGGTAGCGGCCTCGACTCTGGCGCCACCGGCCTCCACATCGGGAACGTGACCGCCGATAACTCGTCGTTCTACGGCCGCATCTTCGCCCCGTTCATGGTGCCCTGGGTGATGACGACCGCCGACATGGACCAGGTCCGCACCGGCGACACGTGCGGCCTCACCGACGGAGGCACCCCCGCCTTCTTCTTCGGCCTCGAGGGGACCGCCCTCACGTCCTACTCGGGGATCGGCCCGTCGTACACCCTGACCAACACGGGCGCCTCGTCGCAAACGGACCCCATCACCCTCACCCCATGCGGGGGGGCGGCCGCCACATCCCTCGCACCCCTCACCATCGGCGTCGCCCGACGTCGAATGCTCACCCAATAGGAAGGACCCCGACATGGGCCGCGTCTATACGTCGTCAATCAACATCTCCTCGGCGTTCACCGCCCAGATCGACATCTTCGAACTGCTCGCCGCGACCGGGAAGCCGCTCATCCTCCACACCTTCGAACTAGGCCAGACCACCGAGGTCGGCGACGCCCAGGAGGAGTCGCTCGTCCTCGTCCTCAAGCGCATCACCGCGTCGCCCACATCCGGGTCGGGTGGCGGCACGGGAACCTTCAACGTGACCGGCCCGAACGACACGGCCGCCGGGGCGACCATCGAGACGGGGAACACGACGAAACTGTCAGGCGGGACGTCCGCCGAGTTGGCCCGGTTCGGGTGGAACGTCCGGGCGTCCCTCCCGTACATCCCCATCCCCGAGGAGAAGATCACGTTGGACGCCGCAACCCGCCTCGTCCTCGAGTTGGTCACCACCCCGGCGGACAGCATCGGCGGGGTCGTCGGCCGGATCGTCATCGAGGAAATCGTCTAACCCGTGACCGCCCCCCAGCGGCGGTCGTACCGCGCGCGGCGTTACGTCGACCGGTGGACCTTCCGCCCGCCGTTCCAGTACGCCGTTTACCGGCCCCGGATGTCCGTCCGGTCGCTGTCGGCGGCGACGTCGATCATCGCCCGGAACGGGGTGGCGACCGGCTATGTGGGGGTCGTCGCCGGTCCGGCGGGGACACACGGGGCGACCGCCCGCGGTGCCGTAGCGGCGTCGGCCGTCCGGTCCGGTCCCGCCGGAACCCACGGGGCCACCGCGCGCGCGGCGACCGCCGGGGTCGCCGTCATCTCGGGACCGGCCGGAACCCACGCCGCCACCGGACGCGCCGCCACGGCCGGGGTCGCCGTCACCGCCGGACCCGTCGGCGTCCACGGGACCACCCGCGGGGTCGCCGCCACGTTCGCCGTCATC